AACTGGAATTGATGTCCACAATTTTGCCAGTATAAATTGCACCAAGTCCGGGCGTAGCGAACTGGGTAGAGTAAACGCTAATCAACATGCCCGGCGCAAGAGTAGACACCACAGCAGGATCCAAAGCGTTGTAAATGGTCATGGTCATAGTGCCAGCGTTGACCGAATCTAAACCCAGCACACCAACCGTGCCACCACGCTGAATCTGAATCTCATTACCGTTAGCCATAATCTCGGTGTAAACGCTAGGGAACGCGGTTTTGTCTTTGATTCGTACCCGCAGGTAGTCGTAGGGAACTGTGTTGTAAATCATCGCTGACCCAAACGCTTAGCCGTGTTCAGAGCATCTTGCACTGTGCGACCAATCGCCGCGGTCGGGGTAATGCCAGACACGTTGACCGTTACCCCGCGAGCGCCACCACGATCGGCAGGGGCTGGCGGAACATAAGTGCTAGGTGCAGGGCTTGGTGCAGGTCTGAACAGCCCAGTACCAAACAGGCCGTTCTCAAAGATGGATGCGTTGAACTTGGAGATGTCGTCAAGGATTTTCTTGACATCGCGCAAGAACCCAGCAGTATCCCTAGCAAAGTTACCCAACTCAATAAACGCTGTTCCAAGTTCCTCAAGCGCCTGCTTACCGTCAGGGCTGGCAATCCAGTCACCTAGTTCAATTAGGTTGTCAGTAAGTTCCTCAATAGCTTTTTTGCCCTCAACCGAGTCCAACCAATCAATCATGGCTTCCGAAACTTTGTCCACCGATGGCAACAGTGCCAAAGATAGTTCCTCAACAACAGACTCAAAACGCGCATTCATCTTGTCAGTAGCGGATGCAACAGCGCCAGCAGTACCACCAACCTGAGTCTCAATAGCATCAAGAATTAGATCCTGAGCCTCAAGCAACTTGTTCGAATCAACCAAAGCCGCAATCTGTTCACGTTGCGCAGCTGTAAACGTCACACCAGCCCTACGCAGAGCAGTCAAACCCTTTTCAGGGTCTTGCAAAGCCTTACCCAACTGAATTGCGTTCGACTCAACCGTGCCAAACCCAGCCGCCGCCAAGTCCAAAGCGGCCTGTGTAGCCCGGTCGAATGGGCCACCAATCTCATCAGCAGACTTGCCCAACTCTTTGAACGTGAGCATTACGGCCTGAGCGCCACGAATCAGTTCATCATCGACACCTGTGGCAAACGACAGGGTTTCGGCATACTTGGACATTCGGGTTGTGACAGCCTCGGTGTTGTCGCCAAAGAGTTTCATCTGCTTGGCAATGTTGCCTAGTCGCAGTTCAGACTTTCGGGCTTCCTCGCCCATCTTGATAAAGTTCGGCAAGAACATCACGATTGCACCGGCAAGCAAACCCAAAGCGCCAAGCGCCATGTTCATTGCACCGCCGACAATACGACCGAACTTCTGTGCAGTTGTACCAGCGTTCTGCAATCCCTTGCTGAAGTTCTTTGTTTGCGCCACCAACGTGACGATCATGTTCCCACCGCGAGCCATGACTATCCCCCGAATCCTGTTGCATCAAAGCCGTTCTTTTCAATCCAACGGCCAATCTCTTTGTTCCACATTTTTACGACAGCGGAACGTGTCTGGTCACGGGCAGTACGAATGTAAGGGTTGCCCTTAGTGCGAATACCCGTCGCTGGATAGTACCGACCAAACGATACTGACTTAGCGTAAGTCGAACTCTTGCCCGGCACGTTTGGTTGAGCAACAATGACTCCACCGAACAGATACCTTGCAGGTGCGTTGTTTGGAGTAATTTTCTTGCCAGCGAAACCGCGAATAGACATCGCAAGTTTGCCCGAACGAACTGGTGCTAGGTGCGTTGCACGTTGACCCACAATAATCGCGGCCTGTTTGACCCACTTCTGGAACTCATTACGTTCCAAACCCATAGCCTTGAGCTTCTGGGCTACACCGTTCTTGCCATACAAGCCAGCAATGTACGCGCTACCACTCTTGTTGGTGGCAACGCGTACACCATACTGACCGTCAGACATAGCCGATTAGACGGCTGGAGTCCAAGCAGGTGTTCCGACAACTTCGAAACGGACACCCGACCACGAGAACGTGCCATCAGCGGAAGCTTCTCCACCGAACGGGATTGAACCCTTAGCAGGGATACGCAACGTTCCACTGAACTCACCAGCGGTTGCTGCGGAAGTCTCAAGCGTGAACGGTACTTCGTCACCTGCGTTGTTCCAGCACACCATGAAGAATGATGTTGCATCGGTTGAGGTAACACCGGACATCTCAATGTAGAAGTCGCGTGCACCACCAGCAGTTGCATCAGCGAATGTGGTCACATCGGTCGATGCTTCCTCAGACTGCAACATGATGCTGGACAGGTCGGTTGTGTAGTCGTCACCGTCAACGGTGATCGTAATGGAGTTCGCCTTTACGCGGTTTACCATGATTGTTTCCTTTACAGTTGGAAGTTTTGACGAACCGTGATGGTTGCGCCAAGATAAAGACCAGCACCAATCTCCACAGCTTGTGGCTGTGCAACTGAACTGGCATACATTTTCGGTGCGTTGGTGATAGCAGTCAAAGCAGTTTCGACTGCATCATCCAAAGCCTTTGATACAACAGTGTTCGCACCTGCCGCGACGATAATCTCAACATCGAACGAAACAGAGAACTCACCAAACACTTCACCTGTCACGATCCAATCCGCAGATGGAACCATGACAGCCATCGGCGGTTGGGGTCGCTCAGGAACTTCAGCGTAAGCCCGTAATCCTGCACCGCTGAGAACAGCGAGCAAGTCGGCACGGGCAGTGCTTATCATCAAGCAATCCCCTGACCAACGAACGGTTGCAGAAGTGGGTAAGCCCCGACCATTGGATCGCGGGCGACCCTTTGCACTGTTGCACCCTCAAATGTCGCGTATTGCGCGATACCGTTAGGCGCTGCACGTCGGTTGTAGAGTTCTTGCCCGACCTCGATTCGGGCACGGTCATGGATTTTGGCTGGAACAGTTGCTGTTCCAATGAACTTCGTAATAAGCGCGTGTGCTTCATCCCAACACAGTTCAACGAAATCATCGTCAGCTGTAGGAGCGTTCACATACGCTTTCAAGTCCTGCCATCCAAGAGCCATGCCCGAATCCTTAGGTTACTTAGGCGGTCTGGTCGATGGGGATGATGAAGTCGTACTCGTTCGCCGTAGCGGTGTACGTGCTCAAGCTAAACGCTTCGGACAGGTTCACTGCGTTCTCTTGCGAGATGCGGAGTGCGCCCGAAGTGTACTGGCGGAGAGCAAGTGACGAGACGAATGCACATTCATCCTTGTTCACGTGGTCAAGACCTGCATCGACAACGATGGGGATTCCAGCGATCGTGCCACGGAGTCCAGCAACGTTTGCCGAACCGACAGCACCAGCTGCTTCACCAGCGAACGAGATGACCGGGGTTCCGTCAAGAGCAAGCAAGTCCTTGAACGTGGCCTTGTCAACGATGAGTGCGTCAATCTGCACACCGTTGGGAGTGAAGTACGTAGCCGAAGCGTCAGCGAGGCCGCCAACCCATCCGTCATACGTGGTCGAAGCAAGAGTGACCTTACGACCTGCGGTGACAGCAGCAGCACAAACAGCCTGGTACTTGGTACGGAGCTGAGTTGCGAGTGCCTTGCCGAGTCCGATTGCCTGTCCACGGAGAACCGAGTTCAGGTAGTCAACCGTGCTGCGGTCGATGACCTGACGGCTAAGTTCGGAGTAGTTTCCGACAGTGATGATGTTCTCAGTGAACGTGCCGAGGTTGAGCTCGTAGTATCCGAGGTCGTCACCCTCAGCAGCCTGAGTTGCGGTTCCATCGGTCTGCGAGTCGACCTTTGCGAATGTGATCGTCATGCCCGTTGCCGGGGTGACACCGCGACCGAACACACTACCGAGTGGGTTTGCTGCTTCAACAAGACGAATCAGGTCGAAGTCGATTGGTGTGACGATGGATTCGGCGGTGGTTGCTCCGGTGAATGCGCGGTCGTAAATCTTGACTGCGTTTTCATCGTTGCTTGCGATTGCCTTGAGGAAGTCGCCTGCCGAACGGTATGACGGTGAAGCAGGTGCTTCAACCTTGTTGATGCCAGCAACTTCACGTTCCAAGTGCTGGATTGCTTCACGAACCTCGGCGAGGTCGGAAGCTTCTGGAGTAATGTTCTCCACTGTTTCCTCCTTGTTGGGAGCCGAGGCCGGACTTTCCGACTCGGAATCGTCACGAACTTCC